CGTGTCGATTAGCTTAGATTTTTCAAAATTAACTGCTACTTGCGGGTATGCTGGACGTATATTCACCAGCTTAGTCATGGTTTTTGTATCTTTTAGGGTTTGCTTTTCGCCCTCAAAATTGTATTCTTCATAATGTATTCTGGAAACACCGTCTTGATTTATATACATGACCTCAAATATCTTTGTAGGATTTGACGCTAAGCCTAATCTATTTCTGGCTACAAAGCAGAGATAATATTTCTTATTTGCCATAAGATCCAAAACTATCGCTGCGGAATCTGCTATCAATTTAGGATTAGAATCTGCGATAGTATCCACAGACGCTATTCTGTTGGCAAAAAAGGAACTATAATCTCCTTGCTCGGCTGGCTTATTCACAGAAGTGTATATTTCAAAAGAAGTAACAGTTGAAACGCTACTACGCTCAACCTCGCTGTTGACATTGGTCAGATACGAGTTATCCAATATCGTTTCATTTCTTGCTCTGTCCCCCTGCGTAAGAGAGACGGGTACTGTTGACTCGTTTCCATAACGAGAATAAAATACCATTTTTATCTTATTGTCTTGTCTACGAATAGGATAAAAGTCTACTCTTGGTTGAAGTGGTGGCGCGGCTAGGATGTTTCCACGATTTACGAAAGCTGGTACCTCTACAATTCTTATTGAAGGGTAACTTCTAACAACGAGGTCGTATGAACCATCGTTTTTCTGCTCTGAGAGACTTTCATACTCATATTCACAACCATGTATCGCAAAAACATAGCTAATAACATAAGTATATTCTTTTCCGTAAAATACTTGTGTATCTAAATATTCAATGTCTTCTTTGGTGTTTGGAATTACGAATGTTTGCAGTGGTGTACCAGTTGTGGTATTTCCTTCAAACTTATCTATTTTGTAATACAGTATCTCGGTGTTACCGGGTAGTCCAGCAAACACATCTTCGACCCTTTTTGTGCTATTTGAATTCAAGTATTCATCAACAAACTTCTTGCTAAATCTTGTTAGTGTCTTAGCAAAGCTTATGGCATCACTATAGTTGTTGACGGCCAAGTCTAAACTAGGCGCATCAGTGTTATAAAATTTGAGAGCTTGTATATTGTCCGGCAATTCTCTCAACCTTGTTGGAGCCAAGTCATTAAGCCAGTTTAGGAAAGGATAGGAGTTTAGCTGTTGTTCTCGCGCTCTTAGGTTTCTGCCTGAAACGGCATATGTTTTTGGCGAAATAAAAACTTCGCTATTCTGGAGATGCCAACGCATCAGCAAAGAAGATATGTCTCCCTTAGGGTCGGGATCAGAATTTTGGCCATAGAACATAAAATTATTACCAAGCTTTATGAAGTCTTGTTTTTGGTCTATGTTTCCGTTTGTGTCTTTTATTTTGATTTTTGCTACAAAGGGAATCTCAGAAGTGTAATCTAAATCTTCTATCTCGTAGCTATACTGGCTTGTAGTGTCTAGTAAACTATTTGTATCTACTACTTTGCGAAGCGACTCCGGAGGGATAAAGATATTATTGAAAGCTAACCTTTGTCCTTCGTCCTCATTAAGAACATTCTTGGCCATTTTCACATAACTGTTTTTATTTTTTACGTTTCTTAGGCCCGGTTCGTAATAGTTGACTAGGTATTTTTCATCAGTTTCTGACCCTATTAAGTCTTCATATTCTCTATTCTCTCTAAGATACAGCAGTTCTACACCAACTGCGGGCTTAGCTGCTGTCACATTTTGCCTATTTTCCCGCTTTACATCAGGCCGACTATCGGGCAAAACCATTTCGGCAGAAAAATCGTAATATCTCTCATTGAACACAATAGCAGAATCTAATATGTCTTGTGTACTTTTTTGATTTTCTGGTTGAACATTTAGTGTGACTCTAAAACCTGAATCAAGTATAGAATTATTGCTTGACGCGCTTATCTGCTCAACAGAATCTACAACCAATTTGAAAGGTATATTTTTCTTTCTCTTATAAAACACTGAGTTTTCTTTATATCTCCACGATCCCAATTCCTTATAGAACTGGTCTTCAACCTCAGTATTTTCACTGGTTAGAATTTCTGCGTTTGCGATTACAACTTTTTTGCCCATCTTTTAATATCCGAGATTTGTATTTTGATTTATGTTTTCTTGGGTTCGACCGGCAGCTTCTAGCTCAATATCCACTCTATTGAATGTTGTTCTTGCATAACTAGAGTCCACTGATCCTGTAGGCTGTGTGATATACATCGAGGATGCAAAGTATTTTTCAAAATTATTAAATTCGCTTTGATCAACTGCCTTAAGCTCGATTACTGTCTGATTGAGCGTACTAGGCTGCTCGGGTAGTTCCGGAGCGGTCACTATAGAAATATTGATCAAAGAAGACAAGGGAGCCTGCCTACCTTGATCGCGACCTTGAATTATCACAAAATTGTTCTCCAATACTCTATTTGGTATATCATACAAGTTGGTCAGGAATTCATCGTTTGAATAAATTTCAACTTTGCAGAGATATTTTGTATCAGAGCCACGATTTTGATCATCAAGTAAATCGGCTGTTATGTTCTCGTAGACAGGTCGCAAAGATTCATCTTCTAGCCTTACCAATACCTTAGCCTCACCTAAAGTGGAGTAATTATAATAGTAATACGCTAGGTTGTTGCTATCAAACAATTTTAGATTTTCGTTCTCATCAAACAACACTGTATCGCTGACTGGTGAGGAGAAACTACCATATTGAAATGGTATATCTTTATTAGCAAGTCTCTCCCTAAGCACTGCGAAAGACAAAGGATTTTTGCCCGGAGCTTCGGTCACACTTAGCACTGCTTCTCGGTTTACAACAGAGTTTTGAATCATTTTGGAAAGCGAAAGATCTAACTTAGTGGATATAGTGTCCAGATTCATCAACTTGCTTTTTTGTTCTAAGTTTTGTACCTCTGCTCGATTGCCTACACTATTATAAGTTCTGGAGCTAATAGCTTCCAAATCTTGATCAACTGATATACCGGAGTCAGATAATCCTTCAAGTATTCCAACATATCTGTGGTATTGTGTATCTTTTTGGCCAAGAAGAACTTTTTTTCTTTCCTGCTTCTTTGTAGCAGCATAGTCTAGTCTAGAAGTATACTTTTGCTGCTTTGTCTTTCTTACCGAATCATCTAGCAATATAGATAAAAACTTTGTGTAATCTTGATTATCTTCAATGGTCTCTAAATCTTGTTTCCTAACCCGATAGTCTTTGTCTAGGAATACAGTATATGGTTTGTGATAAGTCAAAAATGTCTCATCCGCTTGTGGACTTGACAGAGATGCGTCTAGCCTATCAGTGGAAGAAAACTTTCTTCTAGAAACTGCTGGTAGAAATACTGGAGTTTTGAAGTCACTACCTTCGACAGAATAGTTTGGATCATATGAGTCTACGAATTTTAAGCCTACTGTGTTTTCAAAATTCAAATTCAAAACGTCAGAATTAATTTGGATTTCTATCTTCGACTTTTCTTTTCCTCCGCTAATCGGCTCTATGGAACGCGATTCAGCTAGTTCATTTAGGAAGCTATAATTTTTTATAAGCTTATTTACAAGCCCTTCGTATGCATTGTATATTTTCTCTAATTCGTAAAAATTTCCTGTTTCTATGTTCGCAGAAAAATATAGCGATCTCAATAACTGATCAGGAACTACCAAATCAGATAAATTGTAAAAGAACTGTAGTCCTGCTACCATTGAAGCAAGTTCGTCTATAAAATTACTTATGTCCAATTTTTTCGTCTTTGCTTCTTTTGTGAACATACCGTTACTGTCCCTAAGTGTAGACTTGCTTAGGATAGAATATATGGTCTTAAATCTATAAAAACTGTTTTGCAAATTCGTAATTTTACTGGATATAAATTCTCTAATGCCGTCTACAAATTGCATTCTAAATGTGTAGTAAAATTCTGACTTTCTCAATACTTGCGGTACTTCGTCCACAAAACACAAAACTTTATATTGCGCGAGAGGGTTGCCAAAACTATTCTGTCCTGCTTCTTCAAAGTATATGTGAGAGGTAACTTTATCGTCGGACGTAAGCTTGCTGCCCGGAATATTTTGATTATATACTTTTGAAGTTTGTGAGCCGGCCTTGAATGTTGTACTTATTACAGTGTTAGAAACATTTTCACTATTTAGCACCGATACTCTATCAACTTCTATGCTTTCTAGATAAGTTGTACGGTGGACATATGATTGTTCGTTGTTATCTAAGCGATCATAAAAAGCTGAAAATAAAGAATTTTTCCGCAGCAAGGTTTCCGGGTCTATGAACAACAAGTTACTTGTGTTCTTTGGTGTTTTGCCCAGTAAGTTTCTTTGCTCTCTCTTGACTATAGAAGATATAACGGGACTAACTCCAGTGCTTTTAGGAACAAAGGCAAGCTTCTCTGCTGTTTTATTATCTTGTAAAAGCCTTGTTTCTTCAATGAAATTGAAGTTTGGCTCTAGTGAGGCAAAAAGATTATCTATATCAACAACTCTTTTATCGTAAACTTTTACAACCTGCGAAAGTTGCGGATGTAAGATCCCATGTTCCTGAGCGGTGTGCTTTAGTCCTTCCATATACACCATGTTACCGCTTTCTACTTGCTCATGCTGATGGGTTCCGCCCGCCCAAATAAGATCTTTAGAGTCCAAGAAATAGTAGTTTTCATTAACGACTACATCATCTCTAAGTATTAGCTGGCCGTTTATTTTCCCATATAATGTATTCTCCGAAGCTAGAGATACCCGAGAGTTATTATTTACAGTCTGAACCGTGGCAAACGTAAAAACAGCCATGTTATTACGACGCACTTGCTTTACTTGAATACTGACTTCTTTTGTTGGCTTATAATAGGTAATATTGTTATTTTTAATCTGTTCAACATTTTCTAGCATCTGCTTAAGATTCAATACTTTATATTCGTATTTTCTATCCGACAGCAAAGATTGTAACTCTTTGAATGTAAAATCACCATTTCTAAGCAAATTAATTTTACTACTTGTGTTAGCGACTATAACGTAAACATTCAAGTTCACGTCTTCTATCAAATTATTATATGTTTTTTCATTCAACATCAAAAATACTTTAGTAGAAACATTGACTATTCTATCGGACTCTTGTCCTACCAGTTCTTCCTCTTGTTGTAGAATCGAAGTTTCTTGTACTCCGTACTCATTGACAAATAAAGTTCCGGGCAAATTGTCCAGCTTAAGTTCATCAATGCTTGGATAACCTAAGGAAACCTCCTCAATATAGCTAGGAGGGATAATTGTGTCTTTTAGTGATGTAAAATTTAGTTCAGCCATCGTATAATAAATAGTTTCCTATGCTAATCTTTGCATTCTGGTGGAGGATTACCGTCCCCATAAACATTCTCGACAGACAGCCTTTGAACGTCTGAGTCCGGACATAGTGTTTGCAATGATGCTGGTAAGGCGAAATCTTTAGTTTGCAACTGACCAACAAGACTACATATAAAGTCTTTGGGCATTTCGTTATAATCATCTGTGTATACATTGAAGTAGTATTCAACATTATCTGTAGTGACTGGATACTTTGTCAACAAAGCCTCATCATTGTCGCGGTCGATCTTGGAGCGGTATAAATTGTTATCGTCAACATAAAGATCTTCGATTTGTTTTTTGAAAGTTAGCTTTCTTAATTGCTTGTCTCCAAGATAATTTTCTTCTTCCAAGATCTCAAAAACTTCAATTTCAAAATCTGCAAAATTAGTGGCCACACCAATTTCTTCCAATAGCATTGTAAGCTGTTCGGTACCGACATAAGGATAGCCACCGTCAGGGAACTCTATTGAATCATAGGCAATTGTAAGTTCTGGCTCGTCTGTAAAAGTAAATGTTGGGTTAATTGCGCTATCAATCGTTGTTTGAAATTCTAGATTTGCATCAATTTGTGGTATTGGCAAACTGTCTCGTTGTGTTCCTGAAGCAGAGGCAGTATAAAAATTATTAAACGACTCTATTTCATTGTCTAACAGAAACAGTTTTAGTCTTGAGCTTGAGCTTGCAACTGTGTCACATTTCCCTAGCGACTCTCTTTTTGCTATCTCTGTCTCAAAATCTATACCAATAATGTTTATGTTTTTTGTTTTCTCATCCAACAAATTAGAAAATCTGTTTTTTTGAACTCTTAGATATGGTGTCTCTCTCTTGATTCTGCCATCAATATCATTTTGTCCTTCGCTTGCCGTAGTAACAAAGCCGTAGTTTACACCTTCGTCAGAGAAAGAGTAATAGATGGGTTTGAATTTTCCTTTAGAAAGAAGGTCTTCACCATAGTTGGTAAGTTTTAGTTCAAGAATATTTTCTTTTTGGTTGAAGAAAGTCATTACTCATTTTCTCCATTATTAGGAATAGATAGGCCCAAACCCTCAAGAGTCCCAACAAGATCGGCTACGGCTGCATCTGTATCGCGTACACCAGCAACGCCCACTTGAATAGTTCCAGCCGGAAGCATGTCTACCCCTATATCAAGCTTACCCATCTCAACTAAGCTGAAATGGTCGTAAGGCCAGTTATAACCAAAATATTTTTGCCCCTCATTAGTTGGCACCTCTTTGCCGAGAATGTCTCTCTCATAATTTGTCTTTGCTTTTTGCTTGACCTTGAAAACCATCCATTGAATATCTTCTGGTAGCTCAATAGAGTCACGGTTTAGTGGTCTACTAAGCAATTCTGGTCCGCGCAAGTTATGAGTAATCGTTTGCTCAACTTCTTCAATTACTTGACCAGATGGAGGAGTAAGATTCTGCCAAATATAACTTAAGTCATTTTCATCAAATGTGTGCTCAAACTCAAAGATATAAGCACTATAGGGCTGAACTTCGTCTGAATAGTTGATAAAGTCGAGATATGGTGGGAAATGATAACGCTTCATTTTTTGAATCTGAAGGCCAATGCTGTTCAGACCAGCCGATGGCGTGCTATCGTCTATAGTGTCGATTAGCGTGGCTACTTCTGCTATATTGCCAGCGCCCGTGTCTTCAGAAGCAAGAGGGAACAATTGTTTCACGCCTTCAATATTTCTAAATGGAATTGCTACGATAGCTTCGCGGACAACCATTTCCTTCTTTAGTTTTCCTAGCTTGACCGGATCCTCTGAGAAACCGCAGACTTTTGAGAGTGGTATGAAGTCTTTCGGAGAAATTTGTTCAGTGCTATCGCCAAATGCTCTAATTGTATAGGCGTTACCAGCGCCGGTAGCTCCAATGCCATTTGAATCACGGCCTGTACCGATGACTCCGTTAGGATGATTTTCATACCATTCAGCAGGAATTGTCTCAACCTTGAGATAAACCCCTTCATTCTCTTTTGGTATTCTACCAAACTGATGCCACATGCCCCGTGGAACAGAAGCCGAAAGTTCACCGTTAGGCTGAGTCACTGAGCTATAGTCTGCAAGGTGATTAAAGTTTAGCATTGGAGTCTCAAACTTGAGTTCAATAGACCACTGGGCTTGATCGCCCTCTCCAACAACTTCAAAAGCATTAATGCTGGCTGAAAGTTGCATGGCGTTTGAATTTAGATTACCGTCACGAGCGGGCAAGTCGGTACCCGGATTGGTTCCAGCCTCCTTGTCAAATCTCCAATAGTTCACAAATAAACCATCTTGCCTATCTTCAAAAGACGTGGATGCGTTAGAATTTGGGAAAGTAAACAAGAACTGATTTTGCTGTGCATTGGCGGCATCGTCCTTGAGAACGGGCCTGTATGGCGTTCTAGAAGAGTTCCCTGCTGCACCGCTAACACTGGTGTTTGTTGGTACATAAATAACATCTATCCACGCTTCTCCATCATAATATGGAGGAGTAAATGGCAAGTTATAGCCATTTAGCGAATCAAATGCCCCAGAAAATACAGTTGTTGCTTCGCCAGAGTCTTCGACGCCAATTGTTGGCGGGCCAAAAGCAGATGGTCTCGAATACATTGTTAGTGTTGGTCTTGAGAAGCTTCTCTGCTCTTCTGCTGGTGTGAAAGAGCCAGTTCCGATTCTTGCTTTAGAATCATCGGTTTGTGTAGTAATATCTTCGGTAATGGAACCAAGCAACGTGTTGCTAACGAAGAAGAAGTTATCCAAGCCATTATCGGTATTTGCTGGTGTTGCGCTATTAGATACTGCTATGCTAATATTACTTTCAAATACTCTGGAGGTCACTTCTACTACAACAAACTCTTCGTAAAGCCCGCTAGTTGCACAACCGGGGGCAGCAATACCGGGAATATCTGCGTAGTCAATGGTCGTATCAAACTGTCGAACACTGTAGTTTGGATGCAAGCTTAATACGGAAACAAGATTTGCGGCAACAGTTTGATAGTTTACATCTGCTGGATTTCCAAGCGGGAAGCCTGTAAAATCCGTATTGAACTTGAAATCATTTCCTGCTGCATCATATTCAGTATCTTGTTCTGCACTACTATTATCTTCCGAAAGGCCAGTAACAGTCCAAGAGCCTGCTGTAGCCCCTGATAGCGTGAACGATGCAGTAAAGTTGGAATTCCAGTTAGAGTCTGCACCGTTTACATAACAATCTATCTCTCCTGCGAACTGAGGATTTGAGCCGGCAACGAGACCCTTGTTAAGATAAATATATGCAACTGGTGCTGTTCCTGCTTCTTCGATGATTTGAGGCACGGGGTAGTTGCCATAGCTGCCAGAGTTAAACTTCGGCTTATCGAGAGATCTATACATTTTGATTCTCATGCCGTATGCTTTACCCGGAGTTACTTCTTTGAAATCTGCCTGTCTGCCGGAAAGAATTCTAGTTGTTCTCTCGCCTTCCAAGAAAAACCCGACCGACTCTGCCAAATAGTTATTCATCATGTAGATATATAAATTATTTTGCCCAGTAATAGAAATTTCGTTTCTTAGCTTAGTGGCTACACCGTTGATTCTAGTAAACTGTGTGTCATCGTTGTCTACAATAACTTTACCATTTAGCAAAGAAGGATTATATAGTGCTTCAAAGGGTATTCTCTCATCAAAACTGCTTGAATATGAGGCTACTCGATTGAGGAAAACGCCCTCTGAAGATTTAGAGCTTTTGTTTATTCCGTTAGACAATGGCCTCGTGGCTCTGCTGTAGCTGTCATTAAAAATAGGATAATCAACTGCCATACCAGACTTAATTGAATTGTAGAGAAGCCCCGGTGCAAACAAGGTTTGCATTATTGGTCGAAGCTGATTCGTATCGCTGACTTCCTCTGTTGCAAAGTCTGCGGGTACGGTGAATGAATTATCGCCATAGGTATTAAAGAACTGTTCTGCCACTTGAACAGATCTTTCAGAAGGAAAGAAGCCATTGTAAGGCAAGAACTTTTTAATACCTCTAAACTTGAGCGTCAATGAACCCGGCTCTAGGCCATTATCTTCTGCTCCATCTCTTACTTCTTCAAAGTGTTTCATTAGATCACTGTGAGAATAGATTTTGAAAAAGTCTTGCTGCGAAGAATTCTGCGGAAGACTGCGGAGCAGTGGTCTATTCACTTCAGAAGAAGGATTTCCTTGCTTAATCTTAAAGTTTTCGTTGAATGAATCAGGGTCAAAAACATTTATATTCTCTAGATCTAAGCCCACAAAATCAGATGAAATATACTCTGGAATAATCGAAAGATCTTTTCTTTTTGTTTTGACATCTAAGTTATAGACATCATATGTATCATCAAAAGGTTTTGCCGACTTAGTAATGAATGAGGTTACATTATTTGAAGAAGTAAATATACCTGCTTGTGTACCTGCTTCCCATTTCGCAAAACCAGAACCAATAAGTGAATAAATTGTATTTGTTGCTCCACCTAAACTTGGCTCGAATGAACTGATTTTTATTCCGCCATCGAGAACCAAATCCATTCCATGTGGGGAAACAACAGAACGCACCTCTTGCATAAAGTGATTTCTTGCATAAGTGGGCTGAACATTTAGAGTTAGCGCGGAACCTGTCTGCGGTACGCCGGTCGAAGGTACCGGATTATACTTGTTGTATGTTGTAAAGTTTTGCAGGATGCCCGAATTTCGAGTATTGTTAGGATTAGCAAAAGTATTTGCTCCGGGTGTGCTAACGCCCGAAGTACGATCATCGCGGGATCTAAAATTAGCAAGCTCAAAACGCCTAAACACGTCAAGATCCCACACTGACCTCAGGTAAAAGGCGTTATCGTCACGGACACCAAATGGCTTCCTCTTTGGGCCATCGTCGCTTCGATTCTGAGCGTCGTCTCTCCAGAAGTTACTAACGAAACCAACTCTTTCACGAACTTTTTCAAGATATGAGTTTTCTTCCGAAGGCCACACTGTTTCTCTATATTTGATACTATTGAGTGTAAATGTGTTGTCTTCCGCAAATGTTCCAAGCATATTATCAAAAGCAGAATCATTTTCTCCCTCAACGAGATCGTATCCCTTGTTGATAATATCTTGTGAGAAATATAGCTTTTGATTACCGTTTTCTACATTTAAGATGTATTCTTTGTTTCCAATACTTGTTCTTACTTCTACCGGATCGTATCGACATGAAACAACCGATTGAGTGGTTACCGAGGTTGCTTCTTCAATAATCGTTCTGGATACTGGGAGTGGATCAAATACAGTTTTTACGGTCGTACTTGGGTAAGCAAACAAGTTATTATTTTTTAAATAACGACTTACTCTGCTCTCGCCTACCCTTACCTGTTTGAATGAGGCATAGCCATAAGGGCCATTAGTATTAAGAATAAAATCATTCACCAACACGCTTGAGGTGGATGGGAATGTAACTGTTAGTGTATTTTCATCTACTGTTGGAACTGCCGTCTTCAGGTCATCAGATACAACATACAGGTTAGCTCCAACAAACGAAAGTGAGGAGTTGCGGTCAGACCCAGATGTAAATACTATTTCACTTACCAAGCCAGCGGAGGTGGACACCTCACCAGTTGGAGTCTGATAACCTAGAATGTAGTTTGATTCGTAAGACGAAGTAATCCACGCATAACGAAGTTCGGTACCGGGCAGGGAAGTAACAACATAGTAGTTATCATATAGTGTCTTGGTTGTATCTGACGCACCAGACCCTGTGGCGAAGTCATCAGCAGAACCGGAGTAGCGAACCAAGCGGCCTGCTCTCTGTGTCTTATGAAAACTTGGAACACCCACGCCGAACACTGACGAAGTTCCAAGATAGTTGGCTGAAATTACATTTGACGGATTATAAAGAGAAGAGCCATTATTATTTTGGTCACTGCTAAATCCACCCGTCACAGCGTGATTGACCAAGAAAATATTATTTAGTGGCAGCCTTGAAACCAAGTTTCTGTAGTTCATATGACTATAGGGACTCAACTCAGCCGCCTCATAGTCAAGACCTACGCCACCTTGGTTGTCGCCTGCGGTGAGAGGATCGCCGGGTGCCGAGAAGCGGTTGACAATAATTTGCTTTCTTGCTGGTCTTGTTGGTTTTGTGTAATCCACAACGTCCGTAACAAAAGTGGAAGTAATGCTACCTGTCCCAAAGCCCTCTGCCTTGACAAAATCTGGGTTGTTTGCACTCCGACCATTAAGTTGCATCAATTCGTATTCTTCAACATAGTTGCCGTAAGTCTGTGAGCCTGAACTGTACTTAATGTTACGAATGTTTAGAGGGCGCTTAGCACCTTCGTCTCGTGTCCAAGGAGCATATGGTAGATTAGCATCTACTGAAGTCATAGCATCGTTATCAGTCTGAGGGGGGCCAAGGAATATTCTTTGTAAAGATCCGTTGAAGCCGATCTTGTAGCCTTCGGGACGTTCGGTTGTTGCCGAACTTGTATTGAGATCGTTGTGGCGATATTGTAAACCACCAACATGTGTTTCGGTAAATACACCCTGCATTGGAATTTCATTAGTCAAGCCGTAGTCTAAATGAATGTTACCAATGTTAATCAAGTTGTTTACGGTCAGCGCATCGTTGTATCCTGCTAAGGATGGACTCTTGTATGAGGCACTGAGAATGTTTCCGGGGAATACGATTTCAACATTGTCTTTGACAAAGTTTGAGACTTCTGGACCGAGATCGCCTTCAAAAGATTCAATATCAAATAGGCGTTTTCTCTTATCGTCTAATTCTTCGTCGTCTTTGATAGTAAGAGTTTCTGTGAAGTCAGAGCGAATACGAACATCAGAGTCAGCATCAGCAAACTTACTTACAATACTACGAAGAAGGCCAATATCTTTTCTTACAGTGCTATTGAGTCCACCAAAGATTGTTCTATCTTGTTCTATCTTGACAGAAACATTTTCCATTATTTGATTGTTCTGTGAGTCTTGCTTGAAGTAAGAAGCGCCGGCTGATGTAAAGTTCTTTCTATACTCTCGCAGGTTTCTGTTCTGATGAATAAGCTTAACTGCTGCGATGTCTTCGTTGACGTCTTGATCGCCACTACCTACAGAGCCAGTTCTTTCTGCTCTCTGCTTCCACCAAACAGCATTATTGCTCTGATCGGTTGCGTCTGAAATAGGGGCATGGCCAAACTTCCAGTTGTAATCAAGATCATTGATGCCCTGTAGTGTAGCGCCAAATGTATTTGTGTCCTCAATTACTTGCTGAAATTGTGGATAAGGAGTTAGAACCTTGTCTCTTTCAAGAATATGGTTTTCAATAATATCTTGCATTCCAAAACGCAAGTTAGCAGTTTCTGGAACTAGCTGCAAGATAAAGTTATATACACTATCATCGAACCATTTATAGTAGTCATAAAACTGATTGAAGTCTTTTACACTCTGAACTCTTTGGAAGAATAGAGTCCGCAGGTTATCTAAATTGTTGTATTCTTCTCGGTACAGAGCACCGGCTTCGCCAATGATGTTGTTGAACTCAGTTATATTACCAATGAAGTCAATCATTTCGCGAGAGAACGCGCCAGCAAAAGACTTCTCTAGGGAGTAGTAAAGAGTCTCAGGACTAAAATCTCTCTTGAATACCTCATCATCAGAAGTGAGAACCTTTACAAGATCAGAAGAATTCACCTGTTCTGGGAACTGAATGTCTGAGCCTATAATATTCTTGTTATCTACAAAAGCTGTGCTGCTCGCAGGGAACCCAAAGCCCTTGAACTCGTATTGAGTGGCGAACTCTGCACCGTAAGGGGAATCGTAATTGTTACGAATATCTTCGTCTGCCGATGTAGACCCTGATGCAAAGTCAACGGCCAAGAACTCACCAGAAGAATCTGAGCCTGTTACTGTCTGGAAGTCCACGTTGAACAAGATAGTGCTTACTTCGGGGATGTATGAGCCGGTTGCAGTGCCTGCACTAAATAAGGAGAAGTTCTTTGTGGCCCTTGATGTGCCGAAAATATTACGGTCCTTAGCGTGGGCCTCTATGGCCTCCTGTGAAAGGACAACATTATCGTAATGTCTGATATGCCCAATCTCCACATCTGTCTGAGTCAGAACAGTTCCGGAGAAGTTTGTTCTATCAGCGCCCGCAAAATAGGTCTTAGGAGTTGTGAGCATAAGTTCTGCGCGAGCAGTGATGAGCGATCCAGAAACACTAAAGCTATCGTTTACTATATCACCTTCAGTGTTGTAGCCGGTTAAGGATATAAAATAATTTGGAGCCGATCCAAAAACACCTGCGCCATAGTCTTGCTGGTCATTATAAACAGAGACAGCAAATGTCCATTCATTGCCTGTATAAACTTCTTTATAAAGACTTGAGTTGCAATATACAGTACCGTTAGCATTCTTGATGGCAAAGTAAGCGTCTCTTGATGCCTCGAATGGTCTAACAGCTATTAGTTGGAAGCTGTTGTCGGTGGTGCTAAAGTCGTATGAACCAGTATTATCAAGTAGATGGAAACCAAAAACAGAAGAGGTCAGAAAGGATCTACTGTAATAACCGGGCTCGTCAGGCTCACGAGATCTAGGGAAAAATACGTTTACCTCAGCCGAAAATGAACTAGAAGCATCCTGTGCTCCTGTGATATAGAATTCTCCTCTAGCGTTGGCATTTGAAGAGGCAGTTTGGAATATGGTTGCGCTAGTTAGCGACGAACTATCAAAAGAAATATACTTCTTTGGCTCCAAATTGTTCTCAAAACGATCTTCTATTGTGTAACTTCTATTTGATGAATATCCCTTGAGATCTACTATCTGGTTAGAAACTCCAATAGTTCTTAAGAAGTTTCTTACTGATTTCTCTGTGCCCTTTGACTTAAGTATGGTTACGGCGTTATTATAAATATTAGTGTAAATTTGATTCTTTACATCGGTAAGATCTTGCTCATAAATCTTTGTGTCGCCACGATTACGAACAAATTCAAGTAAACTTTCATTTACAAAAAGCTCATCAGTATCAAGGCCGATAGATTGTAGCACTATGTCCATGACAGGATATGCTTTGTAGTTGACTGCCGTATCCACTGTGGCAGGCTGGCCGTAGTTGTTTTGCTTTACTTTATTTATCTCTTGTATTTGTAGGTACATTTCATCAAATGTGTTTGCCACAATTTGAATTGTTTTCTTTAGATTTTCATTACCGTCACCATCAATTACGAAATTTGGGAACGTATTGTATAGAAGAGATGAGTTTTGCGAATCGTAAAGGGACCCACTTTCAATTAGGCCATTTAGAGTTGAAATATAGTCAGGGTTTTGCTGATAAACTACAGGGTCTCTATATTCTATAGGAGCAACACCTGCAAGAACCATGGCAGATCCTGTTTCTCGTGCATTTGAGCCGGGATAACCTACCCAGTTACCGTTTGATATGCGGCCTGAATAGTCAAGCACTACAGAGTCGATAGAGTTGACCAATGTTTTGCCTTCATTGAACTTATAGTAGGCACCTAGTTCTGTGTTGGCAATATCGTTATTGGTGCCGCCATATACATTGGTTATGTAATACTTTGCAATATTTTCTGTTGTTCTTTCTGCCTTCCAGTATCTAAATTCATCAAGTGAAGCGGAAAGCTTACCAGCGCCTGCGGATGCGCTTGTTCCGGATGGTGCTGTGATCAATGCCCCAATTCTAGCTTTTAGCCCACCAGTTACGTGATTCAAATTAAGCGCAGAAGTAGTTGTATTTTTTAGAACACCGTCTAAATAAACTTTAATCCTGTCGTCTCCGTCTGAGGGGTTCTTAATAGAAATCGCGTAATGATGCCAATTTCCATCCGCTAGACTAGAGGTGGTTTGTCCTGTATTCAAGACTACGTTCTGGAATCCTGTAGAACCAGAGATTAGGTTCATTCTAAAAGGTTCTGATCCGTCTGCTGTTCCGCTAACAAACAGAGTCAGTCTTCCATATGAGTCACTTGTATCAGCTTCGCCATTCCAAAGATCAAATATAACTTCTTTTTCAGTGGAAGAAGTAATGAACTCTGATTTATTCATCCAGAATTCTATTGTTACTCCGCGCTCGTAATCCATCAAAAAGTTATCGGTTCTTGTGCCCTGTCTTCCAAGATCAGATAAGCCTAGAGTATCGTATATGTTTTCATCATACTTATTAGAGCCACTGAAAGTTTGTGCTAGAGGCTTGCCTATCATACCACCAGAAGCAGTATTCATGGTACCAACAATTGAAATATACTCTTGATTTGCTGGTAGGCCGTAGCCATCGACTATAGATGACTGTGATCCCCACCCGTCAGAAGAAAATACTGCGTAGCCATTTTGCCGTGGGTAAAGGTTCTCGAAAATATAAAGGTCTATATAAGATGACGAGTTTAGAAATTCTGTTTGTTCTGCCTCAGAGCCATCGTATGGATATTGATTGACAATGTTTTCCATCGCACTTTGATAGTAAAGCTCCGCAGAACCAAACTTAGCAAAGTTTGAAGCAGTAGAAAAATCAATTCTTGGAATAAGTCGCTTCTTGAGTTCCACCTTAGATTTAAGGTTTCTTACGGACTCAATATCGTTAAAGTTTTCCTCAAGATTAGTGTCCTGTATGACCTTCTTCGGCCCGAACAGATCTCTTGCTTTTGGCATACTTACCCTCTAATACTAATTACTCTGTCTGACGTTTTTCTACTCTAAATTTGAACACTTCTGACTGAACATCCCATTTGCCGGTATACTCGTTATAGTGGCAAAGTTGAATGCCGTAGCCGTAATCGGGCTCCAACATTCCGATGTCTAGTTCAAAATAATTACCTCTTTGATCATAATTTAACAAGGTTTCAAGATCAGAGCCAGTACCAAATGGAATTATTTTTAAATTATCTTGTAAACGGAATATAGAAAAACTTGAACTTGGAATAATTGTTGTCTCTGGTCTCGCATTCGCTACAGTATAAATAGTTGGAGACCAATTTCTTGGGCGAGTATAAACTCTAAATTGTGCTGTTTCGTCAGGTTCGTAAACAGGCTTGAGATTTGTGATATTGTTTAGGTATCTCTCAGTGAACTCATCGGAAGATGCACCGAATGTAAGTGGCTCAATAGTTCCTGTTGTAAATTGCGTGGTCAAATTGCCATTGTGCCAAACATCGTGCAAATACTCTAACGGAGTTGCGGCTGCCGTGATAGCAAATGTGGCCTTATAAATACCTGTTGAAACATGTGAACCTGTTACGATAGTCTCGTTTCCGCTTATAACATTTGTTCCATCTGCAACAAGTGTAAGTGCGCTGCCTGTTGGAGTTGTTGAGGAACCAGAGAATACAGAAACATAAATTGATCCTGTACCGATTGATGGAATATTTACTAATCTTCCACGAATTCTGTTGTAAAGATATACGGTGTTTAGGTTATCCGCAGCGGGAGCAAGTGAACTTGAATAATAGAACTGCCCTCTGTCGTCAAATACAGTTGGAGCGAAGCGTGCTTCAATAACAGGACGCTTGAAAAAGAACTCTGAAGAGCGGGCAAAGAACTTCTTAGTGTAATATGAACGGCTTGTGGAGTCTTCCTCTGAAGAGGTCAAGAATACTCCAAGGCCATAGTTTGGAAGCGTATTTGCCCCGTCAAAGAATTGTATAGTAGTTGTTCCAACTAAGTGTTGGGATCCTGCGCCGGGATAACGTACATAGGAATCAGATGTTACACCAGATTCTTTATAGAATACGAACTTGCTTAGCCAAGTATTTGCTTGCGAAGAAGTAAAAGGTGTATCGTTAATGCCTACAATAGTTGTATTTCCGGCAGTACCACCGACTTCTTGCTCAACTTTGATCAATCTTCCATTTGATTCTATGTCTGTTACAACAGAAGCCGTTATGCCTAGAGTGCTGACTGACGGGTCATTTATAGCAGCGACAAACTGGGCTGCTACCTGTGCTGTCGTTGAAAGTCCGCTGATACCGACAGTTCCGCTTACAGTTGATGTTGAACTATCATTTGGCTTGAACCTTACAATTTCTCCAAGAGTTCCAGTCAAAGTCAGACTTGGATTTGCTTGACCTGTACCGTATTGTGAGGCAGAATCTCCTGAAAGATAAATGTATACTTTTGCTGCGCCAATACCAACATCAAGATACTTAAGTTGCCTCTCAACAATTTCTGTTACATCAACTTCAAGATCTTCTGTTCCTGCGTCAAAGAATTGACTAGCTGTTGGATCGGATGAGCCTGTATAATAATCACCGCCCTGATTTGCCCAAGTGTTCCCTTCACTAGCAAAAATCCAGTTTGAGACCCCAGCATCAGAGTAGTTTTCCATATCAAGACCGACACCTTCAGTCCAAGAGCGAGATATAGGCGCAACTACAAGATTGAACTGCTTTGGAAGAGTTTGCCCGTGCTTAGCATTGAATAGTTTATAGTAAAAACTTACAGATCCGGAAGCAGGAATATCGCCGGCAGCGCGAGAAGACGAAATCTCAGTAACCTGAAACTCTGTGATCACTCTTGACTTCTCTGTTGTGAGGCCAGATGAAGAGCTTGCCTGCCCATAGATAGAAAAGACTTCAAGAATGTCGGCAGCGCCCATGTTAGAGCCTGTGCCGCGTGTGGTTAAATTAGCCTCAAAAGCATTTGTAATGGTATTATCTTTATTGGCGTAATATCTTTTGATACCCATTATTTAATCATTCCTTTAATATCAGTGGTAAATTTTACCTGAAAAGAAACATTTTCTGGTGGGATAATCTTGCGACCATCAGTGGTAGTATATCTGGCTAAGTTAATATAGTTGTCGTTATAGTCGGTTCCTGTTTTATTTGTAAACTTGACTTCTGAAATATCGGCTACACCATCTACTTCATTCAGCACAGTATAAATGTCAAGTATACTTATCGGTTCTCCAATAAATGTTGGCCTTGAATAAAAGTTTTGTATTGCCGTTAGAGAAGCCTCTAGCACTTCAAAAGAGTTATACGGCTCTAAAACACTAATACAAAAATCAATCCCAATATTGACAATCACACCATTTTGTATGTCTACAGAGTCGCCGATCATTCTATAGCGATTAATCCAATTTTTAATATTACTTTTTGTCTGCGTATTTGGAGCTTCTAGGTTTCCATTTTGATCGACGGAAAGGACATAAAGATTTATATTTCTATTATTTGCATCAGCGTCTCTTATCGCTCTGGCTCGTGAGATATTGCCAAACTGCGAAGGCAGTAAGTAACACAAAGCTTCATAATCCTGTGCTGTAACTGCTCTCTTTTGAGCAGCAAAGCCATTTGCAGCCAATTCTTTGAGTTCATCCAGATCTGGTACGGCGTTAGAAACAGTGATTGGCTCTTCATTGAAGCATTCCAAAGAGCCTTCGACATCTAATCTTTCTTGCTCAGTGGTTAGCTCAGGAGAGTTAAAGTCCAGAATTACATCTGAAAGTCCTGTTATCGTCCCAACCGCTGCGTTTGAGCTATTACCCGTATTTCTTCTATATCTTATCGTAAGTGTTGTGTTTTCTGGGGCTATACCGAACACATTATTACTCAATAAGTTTTTAGGATCAAATGTGACATCTGTTATATAAGATCTTGCAAATTGCTGTATTGCTACATTTGTTGGGTCTGGAATTCTATTATCATCTACTGTGTTCTCAGAACCATGCCCAAATGTAAGTGTAGTATCCTGTAAAGTCTTTTGAGTGACAAATCTTCTCGGTACCGGGGTAGGCACTAAAAGGGAAGGTGTTTGTTCTCTAGTCGAAGGATCCGTATTGATCATTTCTTTATATACAACTTCTTCAGAAAGATTTTCAACTTCAAAATATTCATTACCGTCTGTGTCTATTACAGATATAATTTCTGTTACATTTTGATCTTGTATCACAACTTTTTTGAACTTCTGGAATTCTCCAACATCTATCTCAGTGGTTATAAATTCGCCAGAAATTACTTCTGCTGTGGCTTTGATCGCAAAAGAGGTAACAATACCAGTGGCTGCATCTCTGCGAGCGGCCACAACCTCCAATGTTGGGTCATCAAACCGAACATCTTTCGTAGTGATGAAAGAAGCACCCTGCGTGGATGTTAGAGTGGTGTTTCTTTTCAAAATAGGAAGTAGATTTCTATTAGGGCCTTCACCGCTAGTTACTGCCGGAACAACTACATAAATATCTACTTTCCCTGATGCAGTAGGCGAGCCTTTGAATTTGTATCCAATTTGCTCCGCTAAAGCAAGTGCATTATCATAGTCGTTAGAAGTGGCTAAAAGCGACTCATTAAACTGATAGTCCATGTAAAAGGATAGTACGTCACCAGTGTAAGCAACTGTATCTAGGAGCAAAGAGCCAAAACTGGCCTCTGTGAAGTCCCTAAAAGTATCAGGATAATATCTTTTAGCATATGCGGTAATATTTTGCTTCAAACTATTGAAGTCTTTACCAGTATAGTCAACGGATACAAATTTTTTATTATAGTTTTTCATTTACTTCTCGACAACCACTAGACTAAATAGTAATTTCTAGAATTAAAAAATCACTAATTGTAACTTGAGCATCTATGGAATATTCAATCGCAAGTCCGATCTGACTACTATCAATATTCTCAGTATTGAAAATAATATCAGTGATTGCAATATAGGGCATATAGATTCTGGCCTGTTCTTGTATTTTGTTTATGATTTGTGCTTCTAGTTGAGGTGTGTAGTTTTCAAACAAATAGTTTCTAATACCGACACCAAAATCAGGTATTCTTATTCTCTCGCCCGGAGCAGTTAAAATAAGAAATCTTAAGTTTTGCTTAATGGCTTCTTTAGGATCCACAAGCATTGAAAATGCGCCGTCAATCGCACTGGTGGACAGTGGCTCTCTCACGTTAAAACCTTTAGTCATCAGAAATAGTCCTCCTCATCTTGACATTCCCCATCGAACAAGTCAAACGGCTTATCTACTCTCATCTTACGCTGCCACCAAGGCATACCTGCAAGCATATCGTTTGGAACCAAATCCGCCAATAGCGATTTGAGAGTAGAATCATACTTATCCTTATCTCGATTTCTAGCTCTTCGCCTATTGTCTTGGCTTTGCTCATTCAATGTATTGTAGAGATCCATAAATAGTCCCTTCAAAAGTCTCTGCGACTTTCTAAAGTTTCCATCGTTTTTGTCCCAAAGCCTGAAGCCGCTAGTAGGGCCACCTTCTGGGACATTCCAGAGGTCTCCAGCTTGTTTTGTTTCATAATCGTCTTCTGTTGGGAGCGGTAGGGCTCCGCTATTACCAATAGAAAGGTAAAACGCATTAGAAACATAAATTGTAAGAATAGACAAATATCTTCTAAGCGGGAACAGGTACTCAAAAAATGTATTGAACTCTACTGTTTTGACAAGCTCATTAATAAGACAGAGGGTATCATACTGTCTTTCCAGTTCAAAGTCCTTTACTTGTCCAACAACATCAGTCAGTGAAACTGATTCGGATATTAGCTGGTTCATAACTTCAAGTTCTCCCGCTGCAAGTGGGATAATAAGTCTTTCTGAACCGTCGTCTAGTGTGACCACCTTTGAAGCAGAGTTAATATCAATTCCCCTATCAATTAAATTTTGGGCCATTGATTTATCTGCGGGATCAAGAGCTATTGAAACTCTTAAGCCGAAATACCACTGCTTCCAGTAATCATATATCTTGTTTTCTTTTATGCTCTGCGGCAGACTTGCAAGATATTCTATCCAATCAGAAATTCTAACAATCCCTCTTAGCGAATCTGGTCTCGATACAATTTTATCTCGAACAGTCTCAGGAATATCCTTAATGTCTTCAATGTCTTCTATTCTAATATACTTCTCTAGCACAAAAGGCCATTCTGAATACCATCCTTCGTCCCGTGGAAGTCCGGCTCCATCTATGTCCGAGAATGCTTCATTGAAACTAATATTTGATCTTAAATCTCCGTTACCATCTAGATATGGAACGTCAAATGGAACTTCATATTCAATTGTTCCGTCTGGTCTCGTAGCAAAAAGTGGTATTTCATCCAACTGCTCTGTCGAAAGATCAGTAATGGCTTGTTCAAATAATGTATCAGTATTTGTTACGATAGAATTAGAATATTCTATTTCGGCACCTTCGCCATTCGGGAATGCTACGCCTCTGTCAAGAGATCTTCTTCTAACATGCCCATTGACGAATGAAGGATCTGAAACGATCATAAGCCGTAAATCATCCACCGAGGGCTCAAGCGCGTTATTAAGTCTATCACGTAAAGCTTCGATTTCGCTCTTAATATACATTGAGAACAAGATTTTGGCCGGCTCTTCTGTTTCAAGAATAGTTTCGTATAACAAGCCTACTTTGACCCTTTTAGCCTTACGTTTATTGAACGAAGCCGAGCCCCTTCCTAAATTAGAATTCTCATTTCTAGCAGGGTTTACCGCCCTCTTAATAAAGCTTT